CATCACACAACTCTCAAGTAAGAAGCTGCAGGAACCATACTATAGGACACTTTTTCTCGATCTTCTAATAATGCATTTATTAGATCTTCGTCATATACTGCTTTTAAAACTGGCAATAGTTGAGGCGCTCGTTTCAAACCAATTTGAAAAGCCAATCCAGAAACTAGACATGGAAGAAACCTGAATGGAATATCTGAAGTATCCACTGATGCATCTAAATCTTGTATCCGAATAAACCTGTCATAAACAAGTTGGTCTGTTGAATTTTCTGGAACTGCCCAAATAGTGACTGTTGGAGTAATCTGACGATCAAAGAAAAATTGACTCGCCCTTCCCTGAGTAGTCTTATTAGGGATGTGTAAATACTCTGCCCGACCAATCATAGATATTTGTTGGTCTACACTATCTCTCCTAATCACAGCAGATAAAATATCTATGGTGGAGCGAACATCCGTCAGACTAGGGTCTGCACTAATTGTAGTGCTTGCTGAACTACTTGAACCAGTAATTGTCTCTCCAGCAGTAAACGATCCGCTGGGAACAGTTACGGTAATTGTCGTAGAAGAAGGTTTTGTGATAACAGAAGCAGTGGTCCCACTAGTTCCACCAGTAATTGTCTCTCCAACACTTAAATTAGTGGAAGCTCCAACGGTTGCCGTAATTGTACCAACAGGATAGGTGTCTATCGCAGAAGAAGTAGAAAGTTGGGCAAGTGTCTGAGTAACTCGTTCAACTTTCCATAAATGAACACCACGATTTGCCCAATCTGCAAAAAGGAGGTTTAAAGACCGCCGTGCCGTTTGAGCATCATACCCTGTTCGAAGTTCAAGACCGCATCTTTCAAATGCCTCTTCAATAATCTCAGCAGCATTTAGATCAAAGTCTGAAGAACCTGATGTAGCCATGTTAAGTTATCCGAGTTTTATAGGTATTGAACTTATCTCCTGTTGCAGCAACTTTGATTTTTGGTCGGTTTTGTGCTTTTGTCGTTGCTGTAACAACATCAACACGTATATTTAAACCGCCATGCGCATACCGTGACGCGTATCTTTCTTTTTTTGACGTTTGGGGAAGTCTAGTCGTTGTGCTCATGGACTAAAATTCCTTGATACATTCTATTGTGATAACATACACATCACCACTAGTGTGGGCGGTAGTGGTGAATTTGATATCTCCAGTTTTACCTGTTCCTGAATAGTTTCGTAAACCATCAAAACTAGAAAAATCAATAAACCCTGTATCGTCTATTTTACAATCCCATGCAGCAACATCAGTTGTTGCGTCCCATAAGATTCTCACAGACATTCCTACAGTTCGCCACCAAACTTTATTGATACGAACTGCTGTGCAAGCATTGCCAAGATTTGTTTGGGCCAAAGCAGAAACATCAATTTTTGTAACAGCCGATTCACCAGTGCCATCACTAGTATTAGTGAATTGCGCTATATAAAATCGGCTCCCGTCACCTAGGACAGTTGTGGAAACAGCATCAGCCATGGCCTACTCCTTAATTTCACCAGACAATACCATCATTTTGTATTTTGGAGTTCCTGGGGAAGGAAAGTCTTTCTTAGCCTCTAGTCCATACGAATATTTGGGTGCCTTTTTTGTAGTTGATGTAATCCATGCCTCATTTTTAGGGGTGCTAGGATCATCAGCAATAAACGCACCTTTCTTGGTACGTGTTCTTGTTTTAGCCATTCTTCACCTCTACGGTAGATCATTGTATTGAATCATACCATCCGTAGTTCTTTGAGCAGTAATGTGAATATAATCACACCAAGCTGCATCCGCCGTAGTCGTCCCCGACATAGCACAGAACCAGGGAGTAAGGGCCGAGGTAGGAATGTTCCCCGTGGTCGTTGTCTTCAAGACCCGGTCTACATAAAACTCAACCTGACCCGTTCCTTTGACAATAAAGCCTAGACGTCGAGTATTAGTGATATTGGAACTTGACTCAGCACCGTCCGCAAAATCAATACCGGTGTCCGTCTTAGTTTCAGTGCCCCCGCTATCGCAGTTGGCATAAATATCAGCAGCACCTTCTACCAGAAGGAAGCCAATCTGATTACTCGCAGTAAAGGGAACACCCGTTGCGAAAGTGCCGTTTTCGGCGAGACCGACAAACATGTCCATATCGTCAGCATCTGCCACGGCTACTTTTGCCTCAAAGAAAATGAGTTTGCTAGATTCGGCCATAAAGACCTCATTACCCTGGAGAGAACCTCCAGAGTTGTCAGTTGAACCGTCACCTGTGGACTTAGCCCAACCACCAACATGATCGGCGAGAAGTGTCAAAGTGCCACTGTTAAGGACCTGCTTTGTCCAATCATCAGTGTCGTCAATATCAATTCCTGTAAAATCATCATATTTGAAGACATAATCAGGATTGATCTGCATAGGCAGATTTTTGAACCAAGATCCCAATGCACTAGAGTCACTTCCATGACCACTGTACATAATCGGACCAGAAAAACGGGTTGTACCCATGGCACACCTCCTTACAAAGGGTTTGCCCTAGAGTCTTGTAAGCGTCTGCTGGGACAGTCGCTAGGGCTGTATAATCCCAGAAAAAGTGAAGGGGAGAGTTTCCCCTCCCCCCACTATACTACGCTCCAGGAGATCCGTAAATACCGCGAGGATCAGACCAACCGAAACTGTACCGTTCACGGGCTTTATACCGCACGTTACCAGTATCGAAGTCCCCTTCCATCGCCGTACGAATTGGAGTTCTCTGGAAATGCTTCAGACCATTTGGTGTATCGGTCAAGATAAACCATGCATCCGTATCCGTAAGGAAATGATTTACAGCATAACCCTGCGGCACCATTCCCATATTGCGGATAGCGTTTATATCATTATCCGCCGTCCCCGGACGCAAACTTGACTCAAGCAGCCTGTTCACAACAAACTGAAGATTTGCTGGAACAATTAGCTTCATTCCTCGAAGAGCTACGTTAAGACCACGCTCATCAACAAAATTAGAAATATCAATGAGGGCATTCTCAAGCGAAGTTTCATTGAGGTCCGCTGCTGTAGATGGCTCGTTCCGGAATGTATTGCCATTCTGCAGTGTGTGCGCAGTCGAGCAAAGTTCCAGACCATCACCACCTGTGTAGGTGCTGTCGAAAGCATTATTAAGGACAGCTGCTCCTTTAACCTGTTTCGTATGAGCCATCGAACGCGCTAGTGCCCGAGTATACCGAGAAGAAAGACGATCATAGAGATTATCTTCAATCGCTTCTTCAGTGAGCGCAAATGCTAAGGCAATTGTCTCATTGGTATAACGAGCCGTGTAGACTTCGGCTGCGTTATCAAAAGTGACGGCAGCGCCTTCACTTTTGGTTGGCGCAGATCCAAAGCCAGAAAGCATCACCTCTTCTTCGAATGCACGATCTGAAGATTCAGTGGTGAAGATTTCTGTGTGCTCGTTTTCATATCTAGCGTACTCAATACCAAATAAAGCGTTGAGTCCAGGCTCTAGCTCTTTAACAAGTTGTGCTCGTGAAATAGCCATTTCTCAACCCTCCTATACGCCAGCGGAGTCGGTTGTGCCAGCCACAATAGCACCATTGGCACTATTGAAGTGGTTATTCAACCTAACAACAGCGCCAATACCAGAAGAAGCGAAATCGCTACTTGCGGGATCGTCCTCCCAACCAAGAATTCGCACATTTAACGTCTTGGTAGCGGCTATGGTGCTGATAGCTAACGCTCCCGAGGACATACCAGTAGTAGTGCTTCCACTAGTTCCACTAGAGAAATTAGCGTTAGCAAAAACAGCAGCTCGGGCTGTTGCTTTACTGGTCCATGAAGCATCCGTTGCAATTACAAAGATCTGCATCGGATCATCAGCGACCCATGCTTCTACTGGATGGTTGGAATCTGCTCCAGATCCAGGCCAATAGTTACTCCACGTGGGTTTCCCCGTGGTGCTCGCGACATATTTACAACCCATGAAAGAGCCTAGTAATCCTACAGTACCACCAGCCGCAGCACCTACCACATCAATATACCCGGTTGAAAGCGGGATGACGGGAGTGCCAAAGTAGATGACATTGCTGTTACCACTAGCAATTTCATATTGTGTATAGCCCGAAACACCAGTGGAGTTGGAATTCTGACCCATTTTAGCAATGGGACGAAGACCAAAGGCTCCATTAATGTTTGCCATAAGTTAGTTCTCCTAAGTAGGCACCCACATCTAACAGGCTACCTACTTGTTTGAAGTTGATCCACCAAAAGAGACCCTACTGCTTCTTTCTTTCGAAATCGGCATAGAAGGGTGCTGCTCTCGCATTAAATCGTTATCCACAGCAGTCATCTGCTGTGAAGTTTTCTGCGCAAAATAATCTTTGCGAGATTTAGCGACTTCTACTGGAAGTCGAGCTAGAATAAGGCCACCTACACCAATGACACCTTTATACTTCCCACTATCAATAGTAGCACAGTCAAAATCAGGGTACTCATCCGCCCTTACCGGCTCATATCCTTCGCGGAGACGTTTAGTAAAATTGGGTTTATCATCTTGACCCAACATTTCAGCGCGTATCCAACGATGAATAAATCCATCTGGGGGGGGAGGAGCATCTAACACAGACGGTGGTTTCCATTCCGTGGGCCGCGTTGACTTTTCACGGGTGGTGGCAGCGCGAGGCATACGATCAGTCGATTCAGACATTTGCAGAAATCTCCTTTACTTGTCTCGCGTATTCTTCAAGAGGCACACCTAATTTTTTAGCGATAGCTACTTGGCTAGGTGTGAGCTTAACTATGTCGCGTCCAGTAGATTTAGCAGCTCGATTAGCAGAAGCAACTCTTTGGACTGGAGAACGGCCTCCGTTTGTAGCTGGTTGTGACTGAGTTTCTCCAAATTTATGAGGGAATTCTTCACGGATCCTACGATCAATTTCTGAATAGTAGCCATCCGAACTCGCATCGAACCCTTGTTCAATGAGATTTTTATGAATAGAAAAAGCGGTATATGTCATAGGTTCATCTACCCCAAACCAATTATTTCGCTGCGCCCACGCTTGTGACTTAGGATCGGGCGTTGGGGTGATTGTCGGAGTAACTTCAGAAGAAATTTGAGAAGAAATTTGAGAAGAAACTTGAGAGGCACCTAATGCGGGCATCTCATTGTTAATCGCAGCATTCTCAACAGTCAGTCTAGATAGCTCTGTAGTTGCGGCCACCAATTCTTCAGGATCGCCGTTTTCATAAGCCGTGACATATTTCTGTTTTGCGCTTTCTAAATCAGTTGTAACACGCCCAGCATACTCTTCGCCATATTTTCTATTTATTCGCGCAGCGCTATGTTGAAGAGTTTCATTTTGTGCTTTAACACCTTTGGCATAATCAAGTGCAGCGTGCTCTCGACGCTCTGCTTCTCGATATTTGGCAGTAAGCTTGTCAATTCGTTTACGGACGCCTACGCTATAGTTCGCAAGCTCTTCTTCTGAAATTTCTTCTGAAACCTCTTCAGAAGCCGTATCTTCAATCTCTAGGCCTGGCTGTGGTTGTGGGTCTTCAGAAGAAAGGTCAACTTCGACTGCCTCTTCTGGATCCAACTCTACCATTTTTTCAGTTTGTTCTGTGTCCGCCGGCATGGTCTTTCTCCATGAATTGTGTAAACTTATAAACTCAATATATTAAAAGTAAAGAACTATGTGTGTATGAGATATGAAGGGTCCTTCACAATAGCAAGAACCTCATCGTCATTTAGCAAACGAAGTTCTCCCCCATCAATTTTTAGTCGTGACCCGGCATACCTTCCAAAAAGAATCCAATCTTTTTCTTTACACCAAGGCTCCCAATTTTCATTTTCATTGTCTGGGTTACCAAATTTTCTTCGATCTCGATAAGCTAGTGGGCCTACTGCCATCACCAGCCCAACATTAATGGATAGTCGTTCACGCTCATGAACCTCATCTGGTTTTTCAATGCCCCCCTTAGTCACTTTAGGTGGGTCATACGGCATGATCAAAATACGCCAACCCGTTGGCGTGGGGAGTTTTGCAGTTTCAAATTTCCCTACTTTATCCCTATTTTGGTCTACTAGGTATTTTGGTAACAGTAGTTCCGAAGTCGTCATCTGTAGTTCCTTTCTCTAACATTTCTGATATCTCTTGTTGTATGATACTAAGGGCAGTTATTTCACCCATAAGAGCTCTATACTGGGCCATGTCATGTAGTTCGTTGTTTACTAAAATAGCAATAACCTGTTGCTCTCTTTCTCGGGCAATTTTTAAGAGTTTGTCACATACCCATAGTCCATCCATTAACGTACCCCTCTAAAAATAAGACCTGAAGTAGCGGCCCCCCCACCACGAGCTTTTTTTCGGTTTCCGCCCTTATGCTCCGGCGAAAAAGTTTTTGCTTTAACTTCTGGGCCTACCTCCATAGGCTCCGGTGCTAGAACATTCATACCATCTACTTTAAACAGTTTGGTTTCATAGATGATCGGAGTAGAAAGAACTTCTGTAATCCCTTTTTTACTAGTTGCTGTTTTTGTCATTTAACCATTCCTTTGTGTTTCTCAAATATACGAAGAAAACTGATGCCCTCATTGTACTCTCATCTTTTCTCTTTGAACTTGAATACGCTCTGCCGCCTGAGAAGCATCTTGTGCAATTTTAGTTTTTTCTAGAATTGATTTTCCCTGCTCTTTTTGCACATCAAAGGCTAAACGTGACTGCGATTCAGCTTCCTTGCGTTGCATATCCCGCTCTTTTAATTCAAGTTCTTTCAAACGGATTTGTAGCAACGGGTCCACACCACCTTCTCCTTGCTGTTGAGCGAATTGCTGTGCTTGGGCACTAATTTGTTGAGTTGCTTGAGCTGCGGCTTGTGCAATTTGATTTTCAAGTTCAGGCGGGACTTGTTCACCTTCAGCTGGCAAAGGTCGACCAATCATCTGCTCTACTTGCTGACGGTACAACATCGCAAAGTGTTCTTGAATGTGACTTTGTAAAACAAGCATAGCCTGTTGATTATTTTGAAATATAGGATTTTGCATAAAAGCCATATGAGCGGCGATATGCGCATTATGGTCTTGATGAATAAATGCTTTTAATGGGGCGCCAATAAGCGCATCTGCATTTTCAGTAGCGGGGTCTTTTGAATTTTCAGGTTCAGTGACAGGCAAGATATCTTTAATGTTCTGAACTCCTAGCGCCTGATACATTCTAAAATAGGCTTCACGGAGATTATGAATTTGCGGAGCTGAGGTCGCAAGTTGCAATTGTGTTTGAGCCATCATAACCCGCTGCGCCATACTAAATACATTTGGATCGCTGTGCGGTAAGATGTCTATCTGATCACTGAAATCATTAACCTTGATGATTCGTTCGCCACCTGCCACTTCAAATGGATATTTCTCAGGGAGGTATTCACTGAATGTTTCGGCAAGTAGACGAAATTCAATTTTCTGAGAATAGTGTAGCCGTTTATGAATTGCGGACATAACTTGCATGCCTTTTTCAAGTAGGGCCACAGTAGTCCCCACAGGCATGGCTTCAGTCATATCGCCAGTTTGCATTTCAGTGATTGCAGCAAACCTACGGCCTGAATCAACAAGAACACCAAGCAAATTCAATAATGTGCCAGAAGGTTCTTTGTAAGGCAACGGAAGAAGTGAATCACGGAGCGCCCCCCCAGGAGCATCAACATCCCTCCACTCTCCAGGTTGCAAAGGTTCATCATCATTACGAACTCGTAACCCGCGAGCTTTGAACCCTGCCGGAAGATTAGCCAGAGTTCCTGCGTCAATAAGCTGACGCAGAAGACTAGTGGCTGATTTGCTCAGCCCACCAATCATATGAATTAGCCCAAAACCATAAAATCCTAATCCTGGAAGAAATTTATAATGAACAAAGTATTGTTTCTTTTTCTGTAAAGAATCAGTCTCTTCCCAATTCTTACGAATTGAAAGAATCTGAGAGTGCTCTTCTTCCATCGTCACAATATACGGAAGTTTGATTCCCGTGGGCTCACCATCTTCTCCAATATCTTCAAATCCTATGAGGTCAAGATCAATATGACATTCTAAAATTGTCATAATATCAGAAGAATTATAGGCAGTGGGCTGAAGCCCTTCTAATTTATCTACTTTTTCAGTGACCGCTGTTTGTGGCTCTTCCGAAGGACGTAACTCAATATCACGGTAAAACCCACTTGCTTGAAGTTTACGAACGTCATTCACACTCTGGCGAATCATATGGGTGATCCGCGTTGCAGACTGAAGATCAGTTGTTTCGTAGGGAACTACTAGATCTTCTGATGTTATGAATTTACTGACCGCTCGACCAAGACCCTCATCATAATAAATTTTCTTGAATGAAGAGCCAGATAGTGGTAGATAAAAAAGCATCTGATCAAGTTCAGGGTCATACTCTTGCATAACCTCTGTGATCTGATAATTCATAAAGTCTTTTACACGAGTTGCCTGTTCTTCTTTTTCAGGTGAAGTGCGCCCT